TCGCGCTCGATGCGCTCGATGTCTTTTTTCACGCCGGATTTGTCGTGCAGCTCCAGCGCGCGGCGCAGGTGCGTGACGGCCTCTTCGCGGCAGGCGTTGGCGGTGGCCTGGTCGTGACCGGTGGCCAGCTCTGCGATGGCGTAGCCGAGCGCCTTGTGCAGCTTGGCGCGGACTTCGTCGGGCATGTCCTGGTCAAGCACCAGCGCTTCCACTTCCACCAGAGCTTCAACGTCGGCCGACTGGATGGCGGCCGGGTCTTTGAGGACCATGTTGGCGAACTCTTCCGCGATGAGGCAGGCGGTGGTGCGCTGGTACTGGTCGGGCATCGCCAGCTTGTGACGGATGGCGTAAGCGGCCAGGGGCAGTGCGCCGGCGAAGTCGCCCACGTCGATGCGCCAGACGAGCACGGTCATGAAGATGTCGTCTTGCGTGCCGCTGTCGGCCTGCAGCACGCCTTCTACCCACGCCGCGTACTCGGGGAGCATGCGGCGCTTGGTGTCGGCCTTGCGCTCGACGGACTGCACCTGTTTGAGCTGGCGTTTGTGCTCTGCAAGCTGCGCGAGCATGAGCTCGTAGCCGGTGGCGTGGCGCAGCGGGTTGGCCTCCTGCTCGGCCTGCGCCGCGAGGGCGGCGGAGACCCGCAGGAAGTGGTTGCGGGCGGGGCTGGTCATGCGGCGGCCAACGTGATGTTTTCCACCAGCGCAGCGCAGCCGAGGTCCTCGATGACGTACGCGTCGTTGCTCGATTCGTAGTTCTCGATGCGGTCGCGCTTGGCGTTGTCGATGATGGTGCGGCGGCGCGCGCCGTCCTGGTAGTAGATCGACAGGTTGTCGAGCCGTGTCACCAGCAGCCCGTTGGCCGGGAAGTACGGCACGCGCACGGCGGGCAGGTTGCCGATGCGTTTCTGGCTGACGATCATGTCAACGGCCAGCGTATCGGTCGGCCGGTTCGGCTGATTGATGATCGGGAAGTACTTGTCGGCCAGCAACTGGCGGCCGCATACAACGACCAGCTCCGGGTCTTCTGCATACCAGGGCTCGACCAGGTGGTTGACCACGTCGAAGACAAGAGCGTCGAGGTTGCCGTAGTCGCCTGCGCTGCCAATGGTGACTTTTCCGGCGGTCTTGCCTTCTTGCATCACGCGTTGCGGCGCCAAGTCACGCAAGTACTGCAGCCAGCCTCGGTTGACGTCCTGCAGCAGAGGATTGGTGGCGCGGTCGGAGGTGGGCACGCGCTTGATGCCATTGAAGCCGATGGTGATGCGGTCCAGCGCCTGGCGTTTGATGATGGCGTCGCGGATGCGCGTTTGGAAGTCCTTGAACTTGGCCCATGCGTCCAGCTTCTGGTACGTGATGTGGGTGTCCGAGTTGGTCTGCTCGCAGCGGTAGCGCTGGCCGTCCAGGGTGGAAATGTCAACGGTCTGGCGGTCTTGCTTGGTGGTGTCCGTCGTGCTGGCCACCGGACCCGAGACGCCGAGGCCAACCTTTTCGGCTTCCTGTTCGGCCACGCCGTAGACGTTCACCTTGGACAGGAACTGGCTGGATTCCTGGATCTTGGTTTCCAGCCGTTGCTGCACCGTCGCATTGACGGAGAACTTGGTGTCGACGCGGTCGACGCCGTTCAGCTTGGCGACTTCAGCCGTGTAGGCATCGTAAAGGCGGCGGGTTTCATTACGCATGGGGTGCTCCGGGGTTGGTCTGTGTTGTGTGGCGGTGGCCGGTTCAGCAGTCGGTCTTGATGTCGGCGGAGCCGTCGCCGCCGGTGGCGGGTGGCCGCGCGGTGAAGGCCGGGGTGTTTTCCAGGCTGTGCTTCAACGTGTCGAAGGCCTTGCCACGCTCTTCCGCCTGCGCCTTGAACTCAGCCAACTGATCGTTGATGTTCTTGAGGCCTGCGGTGAACTGGTCGCCCAGCGACTGCACCTGCGTGGCGATGATCTGCACGGCGTCCTGCACGTCGGAGAAGCGGGCGTCGTTGCCGGTTTCGGCCTTGGCCTGGCGTGAGAAGAGGCGCTTGATGCTGTCGGCCAGGCCTGCGGTGGCAGATGGCTGCTCCGGCGTGAAGTCGAGATCGACCTCCACCGCTTCAGTGAACAGGTTGCTGGGGTCTTGCTTGCGGGCGGCGAGCGGGTTCACCTTGGCGGTGGCGTTGAACTGCAGCACTTCACAGCCCAGGCTTGCGGGGTTGTCCGTCACCGCCAGGCCGACCAGGTAGGCCTCTTTGGTGTCGGCAAAGCTCGGCTGCACCTCCATCGAAGAAAAAATCTTCTGGCGTGCCTTGGTGAGGGCGATCAGCTCGTCGGTGGGGTCGAGCTGCGCGTACAGGCCCATCTTGCCGTCTTGCTCTTCTGCCTTCAGTGCAACGACATCGCCGTAGGCCTTGAAGGGGCCGGCCGCCGAGTAACCGCGGATGTGCTCCATGTTGATGCGCGCGGTGTATGTCTTCGGGTCGTAGTTCTTCGCCATCTGCACGAGCGTGTTGCGGTCGATGACGCGCCCGTCGCTGGTGGCGCCTTCAGTGGCGATGCGGAAGAACTTGGTGGCCTTGGTGCCCATGTTGTCCTCGGTGGTGTGTGGTTCGGTGGTGCTGTCATCTTCAGCGCCGTGCATCGCGCGGGCAACGCGTTGGTGTTGTGCGATCCCGCGCCACAACAGGCAGCGCGTGGCACGCGCGCGCGCGGCCGGTAGCGTTGCGGCATGACTAAGTTGCCGCCTATCGCCTCTCTCTCAATCGATCCGGAAATGGATCCGCGCCGCGTGGCGCGATCGCTCTACTGGCAGGGCTACCGCGTTGCACGCATTGCGGAAATGCTCAAGGTGAAGCCGGTGACGGTGCATAGCTGGAAGCGACGCGACGGGTGGGCGGACACGACGCCGGATGAGCGCGTCGCGCTGACCATTGAAGAGCGCTTGATGCGCCTGGTGGCGAAGGAGCAGAAGGAAGGGCGCGACTTCAAAGAGATCGACCTGCTGAACCGCCAGCTCAATAACGTGGCGCGGCGCGAGCGGTACCGCGATGGCGGCAACGAGACCGACCTCAACCCGAAGGTGGCCAACCGCAATGCGGGGCCGCGCAAGAAGGCGGAACGCAACGCGATCAGCCCGGAGGAGGAGGCGCAGTTGCTCGATGCGTTCCGGGATTCGCTGTTTGGGTATCAGCAGGTGTGGCACCTCGCGGGTGAGACGGAGCGGATTCGCAACATCCTGAAGTCACGCCAGATTGGGGCGACCTGGTATTTCGCGCGTGAGGCGTTTATCGACGCCCTGACGACGGGGCGGAATCAGATTTTCCTGTCAGCCAGCAAGGCGCAGGCGCACGTGTTCAAGCAGTACATGGTGCAGTTTGCGAAGGACGCTGCGGGCGTGGAGCTGAAGGGCGATCCGATCGTGCTGCCGAATGGCGCCACGCTGTACTTCCTGGGCACGAACGCGCGCACGGCGCAGAGCTATCACGGCAACCTGTATTTCGATGAGTATTTCTGGGTGCCGCGCTTCCAGGAGCTGCGCAAGGTCGCCTCCGGCATGGCGATCCATAAGCACTGGCGGCAGACGTATTTCTCGACGCCTTCCAGCCTGGCGCATGAGGCGTATCCGTTCTGGTCGGGCGCGCTGTTCAACCGGGGGAAGGCGAAGGACCGGCAGGTCAAGATTGATGTGAGCCACGCGGCGCTGCGCGATGGCCTGCGCTGCGCGGATGGGCGGTGGCGGCAGATCGTGACAGTGGAGGACGCGCTGCGCGGTGGCTGCAACCTGTTCGACCTGGACCAACTGCGCCTGGAGTACAGCGAGCCGGATTACGCGAACCTGCTGATGTGCCAGTTCGTGGATGACACGGCGTCTGTGTTTCCGCTGTCGATGCTGATGCGGGGGATGGTTGATAGCTGGGAGCTTTGGCCCGACTTCCGACCGTTTGCACCGCGTCCGTTCGGCGCGCGGGAGGTTTGGCTCGGGTATGACCCGAATGGCGGTGGCCCGACCGGCGACAGCGCGGCCATTGTGGTGCTGGCGCCGCCGGCGGTGCCTGGTGGCAAGTTCCGCGTGTTGGAGAAACACCAGTTCAAGGGCATCGACTTTGAGGAGCAGGCGCACGCCATCCTGCGCGTGTGCGGCCGCTACAACGTCACCTTCATCGGCATCGACCGTACGGGCGTTGGCGACGCCGTCTACCAACTCGTGACGAAGTCGCGGCCGGATGCGCGCGGCTTCTCGTATTCGGTGGACGTGAAGACCAGCCTGGTACTGAAGGCGTTCGACGTCATCAGCAAGGGCCGGCTGGAGTTCGACGCGGGTTGGACCGACTTTGCCGCGTCGTTCATGTCCATCAAGAAAACCGTTACCGCCTCTGGCGCGCGCGTCACCTACCAGGCGGGGCGCTCGGAGGACACCAGCCACGCCGATCTGGCGTGGGCCTGCATGCATGCGCTTTCGCACGAACCGCTCGAAGGCGCGACCTCGACCAATTCAAGCATTCTGGAGTTTTCATGAGCCGCAGGAAGAACCGCCGCGCCGCTGGCGCAGCCACGCCCGTCGAACAGCACAGCAGCCGCGCGCCGAGTGCGGAGGCGTTTTCGTTTGGCGATCCGATGGAGGTGCTCGACCGGCGCGAGCTGCTCGACTATCTGGAGTGCATGCGGATGGGAAAGTGGTTCGAGCCGCCGCTGCCGTGGGAGGGGTTGGCGCGGTCGTTTCGTGCCGCTGCGCATCACAGCTCGGCGATCTACGTGAAGCGCAACATCCTGGTCAGCACGTTCATTCCGCATCCGCTGTTCTCGCGTGCGGCGTTCGAGCGCTTTGTGCTTGATTGGCAGGTGTTTGGCAATGCGTACCTGGAGAACCGGGTGAGCTGGGCCGGTTCCAGCATGGGCTTGGTGCCGGCGATGGCGAAGTACGTGCGGCGGGGTGTCGATCTGTCGACGTATTACTTTGTACAGGGCGCCGCCGAGCCGCACCAGTTTGCGCGGGGCACGGTGTTCCATCTGCAGGAGCCGGACATCAACCAGGAGGTGTATGGGTTGCCGGAGTACCTATCGTCGTTGAATGCGACGTGGTTGAACGAATCAGCGACGCTGTTCCGCCGGCGGTATTACAAGAACGGATCGCATGCGGGGTTCATTTTGTACATGACCGACGCGGCGCAGAAGATGGAAGACGTGGATGCGCTGCGCGAGGCGTTGAAGAACTCGAAGGGGCCGGGCAACTTCCGCAACTTGTTTGTGTACGCGCCCGAGGGGAAGAAGGACGGGATTCAGTTGCTGCCCGTGTCAGAGGTGGCGGCGAAGGATGAGTTCTGGAATATCAAGAGCGTGACGCGCGATGACCAGCTCGCGTCGCACCGGGTGCCGCCGCAGCTCATGGGAATCATTCCGTCGAACACCGGGGGCTTTGGGGATGTGGAGAAGGCTGCCCTGGTGTTCGCGCGGAATGAGGTTAAGCCGCTGCAGGATCGGTTGTTGGCGATTAATGAGTGGGTGGGGGAGGAGGTGGTGAGGTTTGAGGAGTATGGGCTCTAAGCGCTTTGATTCCCTTCACCTTCGACCGCGGCAACCATGTCGTCTGCCATTTTACGGATAGCGATCATGGCCCGCTGTCGATTTGCTTCATATGAGGCAGGGTCACTTCCTACACCGAGGTCCGAGCGCAGCGCTGCTAACGCAGCGTTTTGCAGTCGGAAGTACTCGTCCATGTCATCCACGTACGAGTGCAACGCCGATATCGCAACATCCTTGTATCTGGCCAGCGCTGCACGACGGTTGTCTTCCAGCTGCTTCAGGATGTTTTCGTGGAGTTCCCACTGCGCTCTCAATGCCGCCCATTTCTGCTGATTTTCGCCATTAAGGTTGTAGCTTTTCATTAGTTCGGTTAATGCCGTTCCATCTTGAAGCTGCTTCCGAGCCAAACCAGCGGCACTCTCTAGACTGCTGTGAGCGATCTTAATCCGTATTCTCGCGGCTGATTGCTTCGACGATAGCAAGCCAACATGGTATGAATAATCTGCAACGCGCTGATGGGTATCACCCGATGTGATCGCGGAGACAGCCGCTATGGCCTTGGATGCCTCGACCATCGATGCCGTACAGTCTACGTCGGATATTTCTGGGTTGAGGTAATTCCCTAGGATTGCGGGGATTTGATTTGCGGCCGTGATCGCTGGAATGTAGAGCTCCTTGCGAAGTGACATCCTGCGATTCATTTCTGCTTGGTCTGCATCGTATTCCTGCTTGTTTTCCTGCATCGCAAGCGCATGCTTGTTGTTACGCCTGGTAGTAAAATCGGCAACTAGCCATGCACCACCGGCAGATAAAACAACAGTCCAAAACTCTTTTGGAATTGATGATATTAGTGTGGCGATCTCAGTGGCCATTAATAATCCCCAGGTTTTTATATGAATCGCAATGCTACTCGCTGCGCCGGCTTCTGAAATAGGGGTGGGCATGGTTGTCCAATATAGCGTCGAGGGATTCTAAGGTGAGTCCTTCGGGATTGAGCCACGCGTCGATGTTCTCCGGCTTGATCGGAACCGGGCACCGGTCGTGCCCGGCCTCGGCAATCTCCGGCGGCGGATCGTCGGTGATGATGGCGAACGACAGCAGATCCTTCTCGCCGGGCTTGGTCGCGCGCCAGTGTGACCACACGCAGGCGACGAGCAGCGTCTGCGGCGGGTCGGGGCGGAATTCGAGCACGACGTTTTTGCCGTCTGGGCCGGTCACGTTCTCATAGAACGCGTCGACCAGGACGAGGCCGTGCGTGTGGCCGTACTGGCCTTTCCAGAAGCCGCGCAGGTTGTCGCGGCGGGCGTTGTAGGTGCCGGGGTACTGTTCGTCATAGAAGGCTGGCTTGCCGGCGGGGCGGCACTGGTATCGCATCGGTTTGACGACGCGCCGGCCGTTTTCCATGACCATCACGGGCGCGTACCAGCCGGGGTAGATGCGCGAGTCGCGCGGCTTGAGCTCGGTGCTCTTGAGCTCTTCGAGTTTGCCCTTGGCCGCCGCGATCTTGTTGGTGGCGATGCGGACG